ATGATGAAAAAAAGTATTCTGGCGTTTCTGTTACTCACCAGTTCTGCAGCGGCGCTGGCGGCACCGCAGGTGATTACCGTCAGCCGTTTTGAAGTGGGTAAAGACAAATGGGCGTTTAATCGCGAAGAGGTGATGCTGACTTGCCGACCGGGTAATGCTTTGTATGTCATCAACCCAAGTACCCTCGTGCAGTATCCTTTAAACGATATCGCACAAAAGGAAGTTGCCAGTGGGAAGACTAAAGCCCAGCCGATTTCGGTGATTCAGATTGATGATCCTAACAATCCCGGCGAAAAAATGAGTCTGGCACCGTTTATAGAACGAGCTGAAAAACTCTGTTAATTACCTAAATAGCCTTTTGATTTCCAATAAAAAAACCGCCTCAGTTCTTTCACCAGAACGGGCGGTTTTTAACATTTAAGCTGATGACTACCGCGCTTTTTATTGACCATTTTGCACGCAAACTGGAAAACCTGGCGTCGTCATCTATTCTTAAAGGGCAAGGCAACTAAGCCTGCATTAATGCCAACTTTTAGCGCACGGCTCTCTCCCAAGAGCCATTTCCCTGGACCGAATACAGGAATCGTATTCGGTCTTTTTTTAATTGTATTTAAAATCAATCAGTTGCAAACGTCTTCCCGAAATTCCCCGAAATTTACTCGAATTTCTGTATTCCGGTCTTTTTTGGTTATATCACAACCAAAACACATTTAACAATCCATTTACGTTAAAATCAGAGCAGTAAGTACGTTTTTTCTCGCTCATCAAGATACATTTTTGTTGTCTTCTCCGATGTGTGACCAAGTAGGCGCTGGGCAAATTCTTCTCCACATGTTTCTTTGTACAATCGTCCAGCCAGACTTCTGATCTCGTGAAAAGTTGGTGGGTTTTCACTGAACTGGATACCTGTTAATTTTCTGGCTGCGACAAATTTTTTTGTCAGGCCATCCGGGTGAATGCTGCCGTCAGGGCTGTTTTTTCTAATCCCGGCACTGATTAGATAATCTCCCCGGCTTACCAGGCGGCACCGTTCAACTACTGTACCAAGCCGTAGACCAGCGACAGGAAGGCTGAGTGACAGGGGGATAGCAATCATCATTCCTGTCTTAATTTGCCTGATGTGGAGACGATCATCATAAATATCACTGAACCGCATATTCGTTATGTCTTCGCGACGTTGTCCTGTTACAAGGGCTAAATCCATAGCTAATGGGAACCATGCCGGCAGTTGATCTGCTGCCTCCCTGATGCAGTTGTATGTCTTTAGTTTCAGTCGTTCTCTTGTAACTACTATTTTCGGTGCTCTTGTTGGCGTTACTGGATTTTGAGATATACGTCCTTCAACAATGGCCTCGCGAAACATATCAGACAACACAGAACGCATTGATCCTGCCATTGTGTTTTTCCCTCCTTCAATCCACAAATCAAGAAACTCGGCAATATGGCGAGTTGTTATTTCTGTCAGTAAAATCCCTCCCAATTTTTCTTTTATTGTCTCCAGTTGATTTACCCGAATTTTATAAGTATTTCTGGACACTTTTCTCCTTATAAGAATCGTTTTGTAACGTTCAATCCAGTCTGCCATAGTAAATGAGTCGAACCCTTTAAGCTTTTCAATTAAGGCAGCAGGAGAGTAGTTTTTGTATATATAATGATTTGCTTCAATTGCCTGCGCTACTGCATCTCTTCTTGAAATTTTACCTAGTGTAAATTCTTCTTTCGTCAGAGGGTTGCGCCAGTAATATGCTTTGTCCCTCCTTCGATATGTTAAGTTTTTAGGCAAATTGGGATCGTATTTTTTCCGCTGCATGTTTTAACTTCTCCAGTAACGGACTGTCTCTCCCTTGTCGCCCATTAGGCTGATGGTGTGTTATATCGGTATCAACCTTATTTGGGTTGATATAGAAAGCCTCCGGAACCACTCTGTAACTCCTCCCGTGTAGTTCAGGTGCAGGATAAATGTTTCCATTCCTTGCCCATCGTCTCAGCGTTGATATTGATGGTGGGTTATCCGGATATCTGAGTTTTCCCCACGTTTTGAGTGTCACAAGATTCATTGCCATACCTCTTACGATATGACCGCCAGTAAATATACAGAATACTGGCGGGTGTGGTTGATTTTTAATAATCAGCTATGAAGTTCTAATTTGTATATAATGCAACTCACGAGGACAGAAGCTTCTCGCAATTAAAATTTATCAGCTTTACTTTCTGCTCTCTGGAAACGCCTGCTTCTTTTTTCCCTGAGAGCATTTTTTCGCATTCTGATTTCGTTAATTTAGATTTTGAATATCTTGTCCAGTTAGTAGGAGTGCCACCTTCTTTTTCAATAGTGGCAGTTATTTTATACATGAACACCTCCATTATTATTTCCAGTAGTTCGTTTATTCCATCTTTCGAGTGCTTCTTTTTCACTTCCACCATAGCCAGTTCGGGATTCGCATCCGTTGCATTTTGCCCGGTAATATCCTGAAATTGCTTTCACCGTAACAGATGGACAACCACAAAACGGACATGGTTTAACATCGTCATATCTCATAATTTTTGTCATAAAAACTGTCTCACGTTGGCGGTGCATTACACCGCCAGGCTGAATTATTCTTCTGAATTATCGATTACACTGTATTCCCCGGTTAATACAGAGGAGTCTGCCGGATCGATTGTCAGTGGTTCCTTTTCATCCATTGATACTGCACGCTGGATTTCAATTGAGACTGGCAGGTATTTAAACAGGCGACGAATAGCCGTTTTTTTTGCCATTTCTTCCCAGTGAGTTACCCATGGCCCGTTATTACCAGCCTTACTCTGGCTGCGCACCAGTTCAATCTGTTTGCGCGTCATAACTTCAAACTGAGTCCCTCCGTCTTTCAGTCTTGCGACAGCATAGACGTGGGTCACTGGTGCATCTTCGTTTTCTCCCGGGCGGTGTATTAACTTTTCATCAAGGCCAAATTCAAAACTAAACTCGTCACCTTCACGGACAACACGGGCTGACAGGCTGGCGATTTGACCAGAACGGCGAGCCAGATCAATCATGCCGCGATAACCAATGATTAGCTGAACGTTCTTTTTACCGCTCTTTTCGTTTTTATTACCAAAAGGCAGTAAATATGCGTGGCCGAGGGCGCTACCTGGCTCAAGGCCGAGCTGTGAACACTGAACGATCGCACTGACAAAACTCATGGTGTCACAGTTTCCTAGCGCCGGAACCTTACGAATTTCTGTGGTGGCGATACGTATCATTCGTTCAGCCGTCATATGGCGTGGGAGAGCTGCTGCCAGTTGCTCTTTCATTGATGGCTGATTAATAAAGCTGATCACGTCGTTATTTTTTACTGCTGCTGGTGCACGGTTTCCCTGGGTTTTTTGCAGATCGGCTTTTGCGATAGGTGGTTGCTTAGTCATTTGCATACTCCTTAGCCCAGCGGGGCAGTGATAACGTTTTAATAGCTGGCCATTCATCGGTATTCAGGCAGTCAGCCAGGGTCCTCAGATTGCGGTGATATTCCTGCTGGCCTGCCAGTTTTGCTTCTTCGCCCATCATGAAAATCTCAACCGGGTAACGTCCGCATTCAACAGTTGTGCTGGCAACCAGAAAAACGAAAGTTGGCAGCACGCCAAACTGTGCTTCATAACCGTCACTGTAGAATGCATCCTGAACGTGATAGCGGTAGTCGTAATAAGCCGTTTTGAATCGTTGAATATCCGCTGTGGTTTTCACGTCCATGATCCAGTGAAATTCAGGAATAATTTTGTCCGGACGGCACCGACACAAAATTCCTGTTTCAGGATCTTCCCAGTAAATTGATGATTCAGCGTGTCCGGCGCTTTCAACAAGCCATTGACCCAGCGGCAAAGCCATAACGCTCTGATACATGAGTTCAATTTTCCGGCCTTCTTCGGCAGTGATAACCGTTTTTCCTGTGCTTGCGCATTCCATCAGAAACGCTTTCTCCTCTTCTTTTCCGGCGGTTGTACGGCGGTTAAATTCAGGTGCCACGATAAAGCGGTTACTGAATTCTTCCGGTTCAAGTACACGGCAGTGGAAAGCGGTTCCTAAATCGAGCGTTTTTGTCTTTGTGGTGTCCACTGGGGCATTTTTACGCCACAAATACAGAGCCGGAGTATCAGCAATGTCGTCGAGCTGAGACTTACTGACACCGGGACCCGCGTGGTAATTCTCATTCGAAATTCCGTAATAAATACCAGGCTCTATGTCTCCTGCGATTACGGGATCTGCGACTTCGCCAGTTTCATCACTGCAATCGCGATGCGGATCGCTGCCAGCATTCTCATTGTGCGGATGTTCAGGGCCTTCCATTTCCTCCGGATCTTTTTCCTGAGATTCATCCAGATTTTCTTCATTAAAGGTTTCCTGATACGTGGTGTCGCCCATCACCGCGCCACAATCAGGGCAGTTGCCGCCACCGCTCTGACCGCAGGCGGCACAGACTTTTTCCGGTTCCTGTTGCGCTACTGGTTCAGATTGTTTCGTTTCTGGCTCGTTTTTCTGTGCATTTGGGCTGTTTTGTTCCGCTTTCTGGTTGTTTTGTTCCGATTCGGGCTGGTTCTGGTTCACAGAATCTCGGGTTTCAATTCCCTTAACCCATTTCGGATCATTCGGGTCGCTAATCCCTTCAACAAATTCTCCGCGAGAGGCAGCCAGCAATTTGTCGGCATCGACAGGATTTTTGGGCGGAATGGTTTTCCGGGCTTCATGGAGTTCTGCCCGCAGTTTCTGATATTTCGCATCAACAGAATTTACCTGTGACTGAGCATCCAGCGGCTGCGTGTCCTGATGATGTTCAGTTGCATCCGGTTCCACTGTTTCAGCCGTTGCCTGTTTATCTGCCATTGCGCAAGATGGTTGCGGTTTTTCTTCACCATCGTGTTTTCCTTCTTCTGTTACACGCTGCGGCATCGGGGCAGAGGAACGACCGCAGGCAATATCCACGATTTCCGGATCAGGGTTGGCATGATCGGTTTCAATCAGCACCTTGTTCAGATATTCAGTGACATGCGCAGGGATAACCTCGATCCCAATTGGTGCTTCTTTTACGGACGCAACCACGATGGCGCGGGAATAATCCAGCCCGCCAGGCATGGTGATGAATTTGTCGCGGAAAACAGAAAAGGGCGGTTTATTTTCAGCGATAATTTCCTCGACACGTTTAGCGTGTGCCGGATGAAGGTTATAAATGTCCACGTCCATTGAACGAGCCAGTACGCCAGTGGCTACGTCGCGCGCCAGTGACGTCAGATCGTGAACGAAACCTTCGCCGCGATCGGTGAGGTTCCCGCCGCCAGCATTAGCGCCGGAAGCCGTGCGCGTGATGCGTGAAACACGATTTCCTTTCATCCACTCTTTTGTCAGCAGACCGCGATCGGTGTAGTCTGCGTCCAGGTATGCTTCGAAAAAAGCAGTCATCAGCCCCAGGCTTGAATTGCCTGGATTAGGGAACACTCTGTCAGTATCACGCACCAGTTTGTGGAGATCGCGAATTTCCAGCGGGTCGAGCAGGCTGGTTTTGTGGGAAACAGCCAGGGCAGTAACAGCTGGTAGTTCTTCAGCCCGTGCAATGTGTAATGCCTGGAGTTCGTCGCGTGAAACGTGCGTTACCGGTTTTTCGCTGCCGTGTTGAGCAAGCCAGCGAATGGGCAGCTCCTGACCGGAAATCGGGAGTAGCATATTCTCCTCAATCTCCGTCATGTCTTCGCCATTAACATTGGTATTGTCAGTGCTGGCTGGCTTGTCCTGCGCAGAGGATGAGGGCGCGATAAATACCATTGTGATGCCATCTTCCCCGCCTTTTTCGTAACGGTTGCAGAATTCCGTATCAAATACGCCTTCTGGTGGAAGGTCATCAACAACGGGCAAATTGACGCAAACAGGTTTTTTAAAGTCATCTTCATCGTAGCCAGCATCGTCAATCGCAACAGCACCACGGGAGATGGCAATGGATAATTTTTTCGCTTCAGCCCAGTAGAAACCGCCTTTAATACCGAGACGTTTTCTTACTTTGTCATTTTTTGCTTCGTAATACAGTGGGTAAACTTGTTTATCGGTGCTCATTGTTTTTTAACCTCAACTCAGATTAAAATTAATGCGAGTGATGAATAAATGTCCCAGGTTCTTCACTCAGGCCTGCACAGTGTGCAGGCTTTCTTTTTTTCAGATTTCACCTTTTAATTTCATTGCAATCAGAGTTGCCAGAAATTCGGCTTTTTTTTCTGCGGGCAGATTCTTTCCTATGTGCACCAGACACATTTTTTTAACACCATCGTTAAGTGTTTTAACGTTGCCTGATGGACCGTCGATATCAACCACAGTGAATGGGGTTTCTTTATTTTCTGTCTTAATCACGTAGCCAATACGCTTTCCTTCCAGGGTAACTTCGTGAACAATGTCATCAGTAGTAACAACAGTGGCTTCATAACTGGTAATCATGTTTTTCTCCTTAATTAAGGTTGAGCGAATCCCTGCCATTGCTGGCATAAATTCAGTTTCGGATAGTCAGTTAATTAAAGTTCGTGTGCCATCTGGTCTTTTTCGGCACAGATTTCACTACAATATTTTTTCATTTCCGTCGTTGGTATAACTCCACGCATGAAATGAAGTGGTCTTGTAATGATTTTGCTTTCTTCAATTTCTTTATTGCAAAGGTGATAAGCACATTTTATTTTCTTAGTCATTACCATGACTCCGCCTTTACAGGTAAACCATCACGACCGAGGAAGACTCTAATCATGCAGTCAGAAATGCATGTTTTTGTAGTCAGGCTACGAATATAAAGTTTTCGCTTTTTAATATTGTTTGCCGAGGCGATATATGTCCGACCTTCATGAAGAACATAATCGCCAGGGGTCACACACTGACGTGGTATTTCATCAGTTCCGAAGTGATGAGCAATCATAATTATCTCCATTTTTACAAATGAATTTTGTCGATGCGGTGCCTGGTGCCTCCAGGTGACGTTAACCAGTTAACAATTAACGCCGGATCGTGATATCACCTAAACAGATACGGGTTGTTTTTAACTGTTCCGCGTGCGCTGAGCCGCATTCACCGCATCACAAAATTCACTTTAAAAAGGACGGACATCAGCCAGCAATGAAACTGATGCCGCCAAAAGGTAATCAACATGGGTTGTTGCAGCGGGGTTGTCACTCAAGCGTATGGTCAACCTGACAACCCGGTGCTCCACAGGGGGAGGGAGAATAGCACCCCTGCCATACTTACCGCCGCGCCATTTCGCGGATTGCCACAACCGGAAGCGCACGGTCGAAGAAATTTAAAGACAAGCCTTCTAAGGGAAAAACACCTCCTCCGTGCGCTTTCGTGTTGTGCGCCTGTCTTTTTACCACTTCAGGCTCGGTGGTATACTGGAGTTCTCACACAACCAGTAATAAGGTATTCCGATGGATAATAAAGACAAAGCCTGGCTACTTGCTTTAGCTTTCAGCATCAGATCGCAGCGAGAAACAACTCATCAAGAATTTTTCTCGGAAATCGAGAATGCTGAGAATGAGTTTTTGTCACTACTCAATGAACGTGATGCTAAAAAAAGCGCCGATTCACTTAAGGCTTGGGCGAAACTAGGCTCTTCAAAATAATTGCTTCTGTAGCGGCATGAACAACTGTTTTTGCCGCCTCTTCAACTTCCTTGTCTGGACGACCAGCCTTTACTTTTTCTGCAATGACCTCCAGCACAGTTGGAAGAACCTTGCTAATAAGCATGGCTGCCACATCTTTGCTGCACAATTGACCGTTAATAACAACCAGATCTTCACCAACCATCTTTTTTCCCCTTAACGCCGGGTGGCGGAACGTTTTATCTACTGCGCTTTGTATCAATCAACAACTGCCGTCATGTTCGTATGCCTCAGGCTGGCTACTTAGCCCTGTTCAGTGGCTGGATAACTCGAGGTATTGTCCTGCCGTTCTCTGGTGGGGCGTTGTTTGGATATGACAAATGCTCACATATCGTGAGTGATTTGTCAACTCAATATGTGAGCAATGTTGTTTTTGGATTTTTGATGGACAAAAAAAGCCCTCGCTAATAGCGAGAGCTTTTTGATTGGAATCGAGGGAGATTAAAGGTTTAGGAGGATTTTTTCTGTTGCCTGCTTCTTAGATATTTTTCCACATACTCATCAAGCTCTTGAAGACGGATTTCGAACAGATCAATCATGCGTGCTTGTTCTGATCCCGGGAGCTGATTAAACAGCTCTAGCATTTTTTTCTGGTTATCATTTAACCATGAGTACGTGTTTTCCTGTTCACCGAACATTAATTCTGCGGGGGAAATGCCTAGTACTTGGCCGAGGATGATCGCATCCTCAGCCCCCACACTCCTGGTGCCAGCTTCGTAGTTAGCAATACGAGAAGAACCTGACCAACCACATAGTTTTGCCAGGTTTCCCATACTTAATCCTCGATTTAGGCGAGTGGCTTTTAGGCGCTCGCCTATTTGTTCTGCAATCGTTTTCATAGTTCCGATTTTATCACGATGTGTGAAATTGGCGGTACTCACGTATCTGTAGTTGATCTCACTCACGAAATGTGAATAATAGAAACAGGAGGTAATGATGAACAAAATTTCAACATATCGAAAACAGCTTGGGCTGTCTCAAAGACAACTTGCTGTTCAGTTAGGGTGGATACAAAGCCGACTGGCAAATTACGAAGCAAATTTTCGTACCCCTGGGCTAGAGGAGTGCAGAAAAATTGTTTCTACCCTTAATCGGCTTGGTGCTCATTGTGGACTTGACGATGTATTCCCCCCAGACGGTAAGCATAGCGAAAACAGCATAGGAGCGGTTGATTCATGAAAATCAGGCATGAGCACATCGAATCAGTGTTGTTAGCCCTGGCAGCCGAAAAAGGGCAGGCGTGGGTCGCTAACGCAATTACTGAAGAATATCTGCGCCAGGGGGGCGGCGAATTGCCCCTTGTACCAGGCAAGGACTGGAACAATCAGCAGAATATCTATCACCGTTGGTTGAAAGGTGAAACGAAAGCGCAAAGGGAAAAAATTCAGAAACTCATCCCTGCGGTTCTGGCAATTCTTCCGCGCGAGCTGCGTCACCGACTCTGCATCTTCGATACCCTGGAACGCCGTGCATTACTGGCGGCGCAGGAAGCGTTGAGTACGGCAATTGATGCGCATGATGATGCAGTACAGGCCGTTTACCGGAAAGCACATTTCAGCGGTGGTGGGTCGCCCGGCGATTCTGTCGTAGTGCATTGATTGAAATTAATCGTGCCGGATTGTTTTGTTCGGTATCAGTTAAATGTAACGCTGCGAGCGTTACAAGGTGAAAACAAATGGCTTCAAACTGGATAAAGCTCGAGGTTATTACGCCGGATAAGCCGGAAATATTCAGGCTTGCTGAGATTCTGAATATTGATCCAGATGCCGCATTAGGGAAGGTTATTCGCTTCTGGGCATGGGCGGATCAACAAATGATAGACGGTAATGCAGATTGTAACGCTCGCGGCGTTACAAAAAGTGCAATAGATCGCATCACTTTTATGGCTGGTTTTGCTGATGCGTTAATTCAGGTTGGATGGCTGGTCGAAAATGACGTTGGGCTTTCTCTACCTAACTTTGAACGTCATAACGGAAAAAGCTCTAAAAAACGGGCGGTTACAAACGAGCGAGTTACAAAAATACGCGAACTGAAACGAAAAGGTAACGCTGCCAGCGTTACACAAACGGATCAAAAAGCGTTACCAGAGGAAGAGGAAGAGGAAGATATAAATACTGATCTCCCCCTAAATCCCCCTCGTCAAAAACGAGCGTCTAAAAAATTCGAGCCGGAGGCTATTGAGCTGCCCGATTGGTTGCCGGAAACACTCTGGCATGAGTGGGTCCGGTTCAGACAGGCATTGCGAAAACCGATTCGAACGGAGCAGGGCGCTAACGGGGCGATACGGGAACTGGAAAAATTCCGTCAGCAGGGTTTTACACCTGAGCAGGTGATTCGACACAGCATCGCCAATGAATACCAGGGCCTGTTCGCGCCGAAAGGTGTTCGGCCTGAGACGTTGCTCCGACAGGTTAACACCGTCTCGTTGCCGGACAGTGCGATCCCGCCAGGCTTCAGGGGGTAACGGACCATGAAAAATATTGCGACAGGCGGCGTTCTGGAACGCATCCGCCGACTGACCCCGCCACATGTAACCGCCCCATTCAGAACGGTAGCGGAGTGGCGCGAGTGGCAACTTGCTGAAGGCCAGAAACGTAGCGAGGAGATCAACCGCCTGAATCGCCAGTTGCGGGTGGAAAAAATTCTGAATCGCTCAGGCATCCAGCCGTTGCACCGTAAATGCTCGTTTGCGAATTACCAGGTGCAGAACGACGGCCAGCGATACGCGTTAAGCCAGGCGAAATCCATCACCGATGAACTGATGACCGGGTGTACAAATTTTGCGTTCAGCGGAAAACCTGGTACCGGGAAGAATCACTTAGCGGCAGCTATCGGGAATCGCCTGCTGAAAGACGGTCAGACAGTGATTGTGGTTACCGTGGCTGATGTTATGAGCGCCCTGCACGCCAGCTATGACGACGGGCAGTCAGGCGAAAAATTTTTGCGGGAGCTGTGCGAAGTGGATCTGCTGGTTCTTGATGAAATTGGCATTCAGCGCGAGACAAAAAACGAGCAGGTGGTGCTGCACCAGATTGTTGATCGCCGGACAGCGTCGATGCGCAGCGTGGGGATGCTGACAAACCTGAACTATGAGGCCATGAAAACATTGCTCGGCGAGCGGATTATGGATCGCATGACCATGAACGGCGGGCGATGGGTGAATTTTAACTGGGAGAGCTGGCGTCCGAATGTCGTCCAGCCAGGAATTGCGAAGTGATTTTTACCGGGAGGAAATTTTAATGGAAACTGTATTTGACGCACTGAAAGCAATGGGAAAAGCCACGTCGGTAGAACTGGCTGCGCGACTTGATATCAGTCGTGAAGAGGCTGTCAACGAGCTGTGGGAACTCAAAAGAAATGGCGTTGTTGATAAAACTGGTCACACCTGGTCTCTGGCTGGCGAAGGTGAATCCCGGGTAACCGAAGAGCGGCCAGTAAAATCTGAAGCACAGGATATGCTGACCGGGGAGGTCGAACAAAAAGTTACCGCAGACATGATGATTGAGTTTATCGGTCAGGATGGGGCTAAAACGTGTGAGGAACTGGCGGGTAAGTTCGGTGTCAGTACTCGCAAGGTTGCTTCCACGCTGGCGGTGGTAACCGCAACGGGGCGGCTGGCACGCGTTAATCAGAACGGTAAATTTCGTTACTGCATGCCGGGCGATAATTTACCAGCAGAGCCGAAAGCCGCGCTGGTAACGGAAAGTGATGGTAAGGCCTTTCCTCAACCAGCAGGTGTTGCGTTACCGGGACAGGAAGCTGCAACACAGGAAGATATTAAAACAGAAACTGTGGCAGACATTGTGCAGCCGCTTGAGAAGCGAGTGGATAATCTGGTTCTGCCATCGCTGCGACAGGCAAACCGCGAACTGCGTCGGGCGAAAAGTGATATCCGGAAATGGGAGCGAGTCTGTGTCGCGCTGCGGGAGCTGAATAAATATCGCGATATTGTCGCCCAGCTTTGCCAGGAGGCAACCAGTGAGCAAAATTAACTATCAGGCACTACGTGAGATAGCAAAACAGGCAACACAGGGCGAATGGGTCGCGTTTATTTCGACGGGTACAGGTACGTATGCTGTGCATACGCCCGGTGATAAACGATGTGAAGATGTTATCAAATGGACCGGCTTTGATGGACTGAAAAACGCAGAGAACAACGCTCGTTATATTGCCGCATTCAACCCAAAGGTTGCACTGGAGCTACTTGGTGAAATT